CCTGAAGAAACTTCTCCTGACATTGTAATACTTCTCGCAGTTGCTAAGGCAGTTGCTGTTCCTGCATTGCCAGTAATACTTCCTGTAATAGTGCTTGAAAAGGTTTTAGCACCACTAAATGTTTGTGTTCCAGATAAATGTGCTGTATCTGCATCAAGATATGCACTTGCAATAGCAGTTCCTTGCCATACTCCAGTCCCTATTGTTCCAAGAGTTGTTATTGAATCATCGCCAGTATATGTTCCACCTGCAACTGATGCTAATGTAGAATTATATGCTTGAACATCACTACCAATAGCTACACCTAAATTTGTTCTTGCTGTTGATGCACTTGCCAAGTCTGATAGATTGCTTGATTTTAATAAGTTAAGACTTGCACTACCAGTTACATCTCCAGTTACATCTCCAGTTACATTACCTGTAACATCTCCATAAAATCTTCCTGCATGAACATTAGCATCACCACTAAATGATAAAGCACCAGTAGCATTAGGAAGTGCAGTAGTTGTAGCAAATCTAACTCTACCTGAAGTACCTAAGCTTTCATCATATCCAATAAATACATTGTCTCCAGTAGTACCTCTTTCAATAATTAATCCTGAATCATTAGCACTTGCACCTGTTAGACCTCTGTTTAATCCAATAATATTATCTGATACATCTAAGTTGGTTTGATTGACTGTAGTTGTTGTACCATTGACTTGTAAATCTCCAGTAACAGTCAAGTTATCATCTAATTGTACTGCACCAGTAAATCTACCAGTTCCATTAACATCTAAAGTATAACTTGGCGAACCATCTAAAATACCTACTCTTGATAATGCAGCATCTGAATGAATTAGAGATTGTGCAGAAGTATCTTTTATAATAAAGTCCATATCATCTGAACCTGCATTGACTAAAAATCTTGAATCTTCTAATTGAAGTCTTACATCGTTATTATATCTAAAGTTTACTTTATGTGCAGACAATGAACCAATATCTGTAGTTGTATCTGTTGCAAATAATCTTAATTGTGCAGTATTTGTTGTATCTGTAATTGTTAATATTGGAGAAGAAGCATCAGTAAAATCTATATCTCCAGTAAAAGTAGGACTTGCTAAGGTTTTGTTAGTTAAGGTTTGTGTGCCTGTAAGAGTAGTAACAGTAGAATCGATTGCTATGGTAATATTTCCACTTCCTGTTGCATCAATTCCTGTACCACCAGTAATGCCTGATATGGCACCAGTAGCTACTAAATCAATAGCCCCATCACCATTGTCATCATAGGTAGCAGTAATGTTTGTATGACTACCATTGGTATCAAACATATCACCGACCACATCTTGTACATATTCAGTAATAGTTTTGCTACCAATATATAATTCAGTAGATATTTTAACTTTATTACTTGCAATCTGTAAATCTGATGCAGTTCCATCACCATCGTATAAAGTACGAAGTGTTCCATCGATTCCCCCAGTTTCTCCAGTATGAATTAATTGAACATAACCCTGATTGACAGGTGTATTCCCTATATTGGTATTACTACTCAATGTCTAATTCCTTATATAAATCTTTATCTTTCATTCTCTTATGACCTCTACCAATATCATCAGAAAATATGGCAGGTTTGCCAATCAATCTTTTCAAAGTTCCATTTCCTTCACAATCCTGGATACTTTGGTTGCATTTTACTAATTTTTCTTCATTCATGCTTTGTAGTGTTTCAAATTGTTTCCCACAACTGCATTTATAATCGTATAATGGCATCTATATCCCCTTCAAATTAATATTTTATGGTAATATAGGGCTAACCGAAATTAGCCCCATATTTAACCGATTTTCGTTAGTCCAATTATGGATTTACGAAGTTTACAACACCTAATGATGTTGAATTAGCAGCATGTGATAATGCTGCACCGAATAGAACATCAGCAACAACTGAGGTTGATAAATGGTCTATATCGTAAGCTGACTGAACTCTTGGAGCTAATTGCTGTGCAAAGTACACAGAATTTCTGTTAAAGATAGTTGCTGTTTCATCACCAGTACCACCATCGTCATCCCAGTCTACTGAAGGATAACAGCTCATTCCATAAGCTTGGATTACATTACCTGATACTAATGGATTTGCATCATCACCTCTTTTTTGAGCTTCTGTGAAGTCGCCTAAAGATAGTAATGACATATAAGCAGCTGGTGAACCATATAAGAATGTTTCGCCATCTGTGTAGTCAAATCCTGCATCAAGAAGTTTTTGTAAACCACTTCTAATTAAAGCAGTAGTGAAAGTGTTATCAGCAGTTAAAGTAACATCATTACCAGTTGCAGATTGAAGTACATCTACTGCAAGATAATTTTCTACTTTTTTAGCTAAAGCATAACCCATTGACTTTGCATACATTTTGTTATCGTAATGGCTCTTTATCCACTACTTCTATATTTTTCAATATAGTTCAGAATAAATCTTCAACTCATTAGATGAGTTGCCGAGAACTCGTGGGAAAATTATATTCTGCATAGCAGGTTCATTTCCTATTCGTTGCCCCTGACAGACTTTTGAATTTCTGCCTTCGGTGTCTGATTGCCATACCTTATTTAAAGGTTTAGGTTTCCAGCTTAATTTCTCGGTAATAAAAAACATAGTCGCCTATGTAGTCGCCCATTGAGCATTAAACAAGTCAGCAGATTCTTGAACTCTTACGATGTCCTCGATTCTTTTTGCTTCGTAGTGATGTTGGTTCATTGATAATTGAATTACCCCATCTGTGTTAGCAGAATAAGTTACTGCTGTGTCTGCACTTTTAGATGCAGCAGTTTCTTCAGCAACTTTAGGGATATTAAGTATGTCGCCACCATTTGAAACCATTGATGAGAAGTCAGATACCTGATTACGAAGAATGAATTTTCTTTCTGCATAATCTAAAATAGCATCTCTCCACATTTCAGGAATAAAATTAGCAGCTGTTGTTGTTGTTACATTAGCCATTTGTTTTCATCTCCTTAAGATGTTTTAAGTTGTTAGTTTCTATAGCCTTCTACTATCTGTTTCCAAAGTTTAGGATTTCTTCTGGCTTCCTGTCTGTCTTTTTCGGACAAATCAGACCATTTTGCATTTTCAGCAAACTTACCAGAGGAAGTAACCTCTTTGGCATCAGATATTTGCACTTTTCTATTACCCAATCTTTCAATGTGCTTTTCCAACTTAATTGTTGGCAGGTCTGCATAGATTTCTTGGTCATCATCTGAAAGTTGGGACAGCAGGTGTTCTCGTCTTTGTTTTTCTTGAATCTGAAATTGTTCTACCACAGGTTTTAACTGTGAGTTTTCCTCTTTCATTTTCTCATACAATGATTTGAACTCCTCTTTTTCTTCAAGTTGTTTTGTTTCTTGAAGTTTGAGGTTTTCTTTGAGTTCATTTAACTCGGCTTCTGCTGCTTGAGCTCTTGTTCGGTATTTCTTGCTTTCTGCAATTAAACCACCGACTTCTTCGTTTATTTCCTGTGTAGGTGTTTCTGCTACTGCTTGTGTTTCTTCTACTATTTTAGTTTCTTCGGACATTCTGCCCTCCTATTTTATTATTATGTCTTTAGATACATATTTCTTTATTCTTTTGGAATAAAGTTTATCTAAATCTTCTAAAATCAATTCTTTGTTTTCATTAGACAAATCATACTTTTGGAATAAAGTTTATCTAAATCTTCTAAAATCAATTCTTTGTTTTCATTAGACAAATCATAGATGTCATATCCTCTTTTCTGATTGCCTAATACTATCTGACCTCTATCATAAGTTATAATTGCAGTATCTTTCTTAGAACCTGCTCTCATACCTCTAAAAGTTCTACCAGTTAATTTCATATTGACGAAAGAGGTTGTAGTGTCGGTTGATTGATTTCCAAATCCTTTTAATTTTTTACCAGTAGTAATACCAGTCATATTGTTTCTTTTATATCTTTTATAAGTATCGCTTTTATATTGTTTACTTCTTTGCCCATTCTGAAACTTACCCCTACTTGCATCATGTTGTATTTCGTCAATGCCTAATTGTGCTAAGGTTCTCATAAAACTATTTGTTACTTTTGGTATATCAGGCAATTTCATCGTACTCTTATCCAATCATGTCTGCAGTTATATCCACCTCTATTTACAAAGTCTACATATCCTAAAGCATCAATCTGTTTTCTTGTAAGAGGTTTTTCTTGTAATGCTCTTTTGCATACATCTCTTGTTTTGTCATCACTTGTTCCTACATATTCAAACTTAATTTCAGGAAACTCCTCAAATGCCTTTGCTCTTGTTGCATTACTAAATCTTGAAAAAGCATCATTAATCAAGAAAGAAGTTTCACTTGAACTAATGTAAGTTCCTATACCAAAGGTGCTATTGATATTATTCATTATCTGAATATTACTTTCACCAGTTATGATTCCTCTTAACATCGCAGTCTTTAGTTGGTCTGAATATTGTCTTACTCCATTGGTCAAATAAGTCATTTCAAAGTTCTTTAGTTCTCTTAAAGCATCTATACTTGCTACTGATACAGCCCCTAATTCTCGTTTAGATAGTTCTGCAAATACTCTTGCTATCTCATCATCAAAGGTTTTACCCACTCTATTTATTAGCTTAGTAAACCCTAATGCTTCCATTTCTGCAAAGAAGTCTATCTGTTTAGCAATCTGCATCAGTTCAGTATCGGTTACTTTACCTAACCCTACTACCAGGTTATCCAATTTGTCAATTAACTGTTGTTGGATATTTTCTATTTCTTTATTATAGAAATCTAAATTAGCCAACTTGTTCACCTATTCTATCAATGATAGATTGTGTTTCGTCTGCTTCTTGTGGTTGTTCAGCATCTATCTGTTCCACAATAGCTTGTATTTCTTCTTCCTTAAAGTCAGGATTCTTTTTTCTTAAATAACTTTGTCTTGTTTCTAAATCATTTTGGAATGCCCAAGAATAGTATTTGATTTCTTCATCAGTACTCATAGGCACTTCTCTTTCTGCAAAGTCTACACTAAACTGGTCGCCAAGATTAATACCACCTGATACTTCACAAATTCTTTTAGCAATTTGGAATTGTTGTTTCTCAAATGGTCTATATATTTGTTCGGTATCGCTTCTTAGAGCATCTTGTAAGTCCATTTGTTGCATCTTCTTAGATAGTCCTGATTCTTGACTCTTATCAGTCCAATTAATTCTTACATTGTTGGATTGTGCAATACTATCTACCATATACTTCGTAGATTCAATCATTGCTTGAACATTAGCATT